GGATGTTTTCTACTTTTATCATTGTATTTTATAGGGGGAATTATTAGTTCCCCCTCCTCCCTTTGTTTAAAATGGACTTGGATTATTATTCGCAAATTCTTCACTAATTAAATACATATCTACATAAGTTAGATACCCGGCATTATATGCAAGATATGCAAGTTCGCTATCTTCTGCACACCACATATAAAAACCTTTCTTAGTGTTTGGAAATAACTCTCTTATTTCTTGTGATTTTTCTCTATCTTCTAGAAATTCTTTGTGTATTTTTGTTATATCTGTAATCATTTTCTTTATCCCATTTTGGTTATTAATAATATGATTATAACATTATTAAAATGATAATGTAAAGATAATAATAAAAAATAATTCATTTTATTTTGTGGATAAAATTAAGGGATTTTCAGAAAAAAGCCTTGCAGCTCTCCGAGGTGCAAAACTTTTTTTAGAGATTTTTAAAAAAAAACCTTCTTTTTTTCCAAAAATTAAGACTTGCTAACCTTCCGAAGCAAATCCTTCCCTAGCTCCCTAGTGGCTATGAAAGCATTTACTACAGAAGCTAACCAAGTCTAGGTAAGAGAGAGATAAATGCCATGCACCTGCATGGTAGCAATAGCGAAGAGAGAAGCCACTTGGCTTCGGAGGAAGAGTAAGCTCTTGCGATTCATACATGCTACACGAAGTGCATACCCAGCTGAGCTAAGATGTCGCATTGTTGCGACCTATACTAAATGTCCAATTATCCATTATGCTGTCTTGACAACAAAACGAATCAGGTTGTATACTAACCAACAGAGAAAACAGAAACAGATCTCTCTCTGTGTTACATAAGACAACATAATGAATAAACAAAATACTCAACTGACAGCTAAACACAATACAAACAGTAAGCCTGATATTGCCCCTCGAGCAAAGAAGCTAGTGGATATACTTGTATCTTCTGGCTGTACTATCACAGAAGCTTCCAAACTCGCTGGATATAAAGGAAATAGTGCTAGAGTATCAGCAAGTAAGATGCTACGTAAACCAGAAGTACAAGCATACATGATGCAAGAAGTACACAGAGCCTTTGGATTACACTCAGCAAGAGCAGTATCGAAGCTCAGTTCACTGTCTACTGGTGCTAAATCAGAGTACGTACAACTAGAAGCTAGCAAAGATATACTAGACAGGGCCGGATTCAAAGCACCTGATAAACATCAGCACCTCGTTGCAGGGAACTTCTCAATCAACATAGACCTTAGTTAGTCTGGGCGATATGACGTGCCACTCGTGAATCAAGCCTAAAGTAGTCTTGACCTTTCAGGCTTCGACCACGATCGCAAAGGAAGAAAGAAGTTGGCTTAATGTTCCACCCGCCCACCCACACATGAAGCCAACTAAGCGACTGGCAAGGAGTCGCTTAAGATACTTGGTTTGCTAGTCGCAAACTATCATACCATTGGGGATAGATTGCTTACGCACCCCACCCCCAAAAAGGGGTAGTTTCTATTACGTAATGGTACTGTACACAAAATTTTTTCCTTCAAAGCTCGTTCAACTTGTGGTATAGATTCCTGTATGGATAAGATAACAACTTCCGTAATGTTTAGTAGTGCTACTGACCTGTGGTCTACTCCGAAATATTTTTTTGACGAATTAGATAATGAGTTTAATTTTACTTTAGATGTTTGTGCTAATAGTGATAATGCAAAATGTTCTAAATATTTTGACAAAGAAATGAATGGGTTAGAAAAAGATTGGACTGGTAATGTTTGGTGTAATCCACCTTATGGTCGAGAAATTGTAAACTGGGTAAAGAAAGCAAGTGAAGAAATAGAAAAAGATTATTGCAACAAAATTGTTATGCTTGTACCATCAAGGACAGATACTAATTGGTGGCATCAGTATGTTATTAATGAAAAAGTTAGATTTATAAAAGGCAGATTAAAATTTGGTGGTCATAGTAACTCCGCTCCATTTCCTTCTGCTGTTATTATATACGAAAGATAGAATGGCTTATAAAACACCAGCGTGGATGAGGAAAGAAGGTAAGAATCCTAAAGGAGGATTGAATGCTAAAGGTCGTGCATCTTATAAGAAAGGTACATTGAAAGCACCTGTTAAGTCTGGAGATAACCCTAGACGTTCATCTTTCCTAGCACGGATGGGAAATATGAGAGGACCAGAATATAAAGATGGTAAACCGACAAGACTTCTGTTATCCTTACGAGCATGGGGTGCTTCGAGTAAAGCAGATGCCAGAAAGAAAGCAAAGGCTATGTCAATAAGATTAAAGAATAAAAAGAAAACATAAAGGATGAATACACATGGCGAAAGCGACAGCACATTATACAAAGAGTGGTATGCTCTATACTGGAAAGACACACAAGATGTCAGGAGGAGCAATTCATACTGGTGCAACACATTCTTCTGCTAGTAAGCCTGTGTTTCATTTCAAGGATCTACCAGCAAAAACAAAAACTATGATTATGAAAAAGAAGAAAGGAAAATAATATGGCATATGGAAAACCAATGAAATCAAAATCTAAATCAAGTGGTGGCATGACCAAGAAACAAAAGACTTTACCACCAGCTCTACAAAAAAAGATAATGGCTTCTAAAGCAAAGAAGAAATAACATGGCAAATAGTAAACCAAAAGATAGTTACAAAGCTACGCAAGTAAGAAAATCTCTGATGTTAGAAAAGGAAGTGAGAGCAAAGTACACAGATGAAGATCTTTCTGCTATGAAATTTTACGAACTAGGTAAAGCTGGCAAAGTAAAAGAACAAGCCCAACATTATAAAGAACATATAAGGAAATACGGATTAGTAGGAAAGATCATAGATATGGTTAGAGGTAAATAAAATGGCTAAATACCCAAAGTCAAAACCTAAAAACTTAGAAAATTTTTCTATTCCGAAAGATAAACCTAACTTTAATATAGTACCAGCACCCAAGAAAAAAAATAATTATGGGTATGTATTTGATCCATCATTAGAAACTATTACCAATAATGCTGAAGCTGTTTACAAAGCTTATAAAAATCTACCTGTGCAACCTGTTGTTAAAAAAGGTTACATTGGTTTAAAGAAAACTTACGATTTTTAATTAGGTGTTCTTATGTCAAGGAGAGCAGAGATTGCAAAAAGAAGAGCCAAGTATAATCGAGTAGGTTATAAGCCTTTAGTGTATCGTAAAAAATATGTAGGTGGCAAAGCTGTTGGTAGTTACAAAGTTAAATTTACTCCCCTAACTCTTAGAGCATACAAACTTAAAAATATAGCAAGACTAGATAAAATGTCTGGTGCTTCCTCTCCAAAAAACAAAACATTAAGAACAGTTCGAGGTGTAGAGTATGAACAGGCAGTAAAAAAAATATCTAAATCACCAAATATTATTGGTAAAAGCAATTTATCTCTTGATAATTTTAAGAAAGATAATGTAGCATTTGCTGTTAAATCTGGAGAGGTGTCTTTAAAATCTGATAAAATTAGTGCTAGTGGTGTTTATGGATTAATAGGCAAAGGTAAAAATACTGGTTATCTTGTTAAAGCAGATAAAATAAGTTATGATGGCAAGTTAAATAAGTTTAATAAGAAAAAACTTAAAATTAATGATGGTCGAGGTTTGTTAAATACTTTAATGGGTGTAGGTTAATGGCAACAGCAACAAAAACAAAACCAGCACTTTGGAAACGTATTGTTTCTCGTATAAAATCACAAGCATCACATGGTACTAGAGCTGGACAATGGTCTGGTCGTAAAGCACAAGCGGCAGTTAAAGCCTATAAGAAAGCTGGTGGTGGATATAGTGGTGCTAAGAAAAAAAGTAATTCATTAGCTAAATGGTCTAAACAAGATTGGAAAACAAAATCTGGCAAGAAGTCTAGTGTAACTGGAGAAAGGTATCTCCCAGCTAAAGCTATTAAAAAATTATCTTCTAAAGAATATGCAAAGACTACAGCCAAGAAAAGAGCTGATACAGCTAAAGGTAAACAAGTTAGTAAGCAACCTAAATCAATTGCACGTAAGGTTCGTAAATATAGAAAGGCGTAGTATGGCAACTATAGAACAACTTGAAAAAGAAGTTGCAGTATTAATAGATACGAATAAACTATTAAACCAAGTAATTACTGAAAAGAATGAAATGATTACTTGTTTAGAAATGTTATTAAAAGCCGAGGAGATTGCAGAATATGGCGAAGAAACCTACCAAAAGACCACAACAAATTAAGCCTAAAGAACTTACCAAACTAGAAAAGATGCAACAAAGAGCAGATGTTATGATGGAAAATTATGACAAACAGCTAAAGCAAGAAAAACAAAAAAAGATAGATGACTATGTTGAGTATAAAAAAATTAAAGGACATAGTGAAGAGGATGCCATTATGATGGCTAATGCATTATTAATGGATAAGATGAATGAGTAATATATATAAAACAGTTATGATAAAAGATTTAATGGCTTTACGAACTGTTGTTAAATCACAGCATATGAAACATTATCCAGAATCACATATTAATGATTACGAAGCTGATAAGATCATAGAATCACTATCTGAACCAGCTCGAGAAAAATTAATTAAGTTAGCAGTTGATTATGGCATCACTAGATTATAAACCAGATGGAGAAACTATTAAACTTTTTATGAAGGATGATAGTTTTCTAAGAGGATTAAGAGGACCAGTAGGAAGTGGCAAGTCTGTTGCTTGTTGTATCGAAGTACTACGAAGAGCCTTACTACAGAAACCTAATGAAGATGGAATCAAAAAATCTCGTTGGGCAGTTATACGAAATACAAACCCACAGTTAAAAACAACAACAATCAAAACATGGTTAGACTGGTTTCCAGAAGATGAATGGGGAAACTTTCATTGGTCTGTTCCATTTACACATCATATCCAGAAAGGTGATTTAGATTGCGAGGTTATCTTTCTTGCACTTGATAGACCAGAAGATGTAAAGAAACTATTATCTTTAGAGCTAACTGGTGTCTGGATTAATGAAGCAAGAGAAA